GTTGTCATAAGCCTCGTCTAGTTCTCTTGGTTCTTGCGGCAGGTATTTTCTGTGGCCTTTTCTGATGCCGTAAGTGCCCTGCAGCAGAGCTTCAATCAGAAGCCAATGCGGCTCCATGTTGATATATGCCGTGTTCGGGCTTTCGACAGTGGTGACATTGCCAACACGCTGCCTACCTGAAAAACCTGAATACACGACCCAATCCCGCCCAATGGTCTGATGTTAATCGACAGATCTATAGACACAAGAAAAGGGGCCAGCAACTGCCCCCTCTCAAGGTCTAATGGGCACCCCCCACGACCCCATCAATATAGGCGGATGCCTGTTCCTCGACCAGCTCGTGCATTCAATGGACTGAACTCACGCACAATCAAATAACCCAAAGCATCAACCATGTGGTCATAGCCAGCCTCTTTGTCCGGTTCGCCTTTCGTTGTGTATGACTGCAGCTCAAGGCACTCAATCAATCTCTTGCACTTTTCAAAGACTTGCACCCGCACTTCACCTTTGGAGTTCTCCAGCAAAGCTTGAACAGCAAGAACCCGATCACGGATGGCAGGGTTAGAACGCGGCGACTGGTTGCTGAAACCGTATGACTCCAGAATCTCGATGTCAGTCCGCGAGGCATTAGTGCTGCGGTTTCCGCCTGATGCGTCAGGGTAGACATAGATGCGGCGGTTGGGAAATCGCCTGCGTATTTCTTGGGCCAGAGCGTCGGTGTCATGAGCACCGCTGATCTCGTCGATCAGTAGAAGCTGGTTTCCGAGGCGTACACCGACCACCGCGTTGGTGTTGGTCACGTTGAAGTCAATTCCAATGCGTAGAGGTTCGGAATCAAGTTCAGGAATGTTTTGCGTGACGTGCTTAGCACGGTCGAAGCGGTCGTAAACCTGACCAGTGTTCAGATTTACAAAAACGCCCTCTAGGTAAGACTTGATTAACTGCTCTGGATAGTTTTCCAGAAGCGAATCAACGAACCCTTCGGGTAGATAAGGGTTGTCTGTTGTTTTAGCGCGAATCAATGCGGTGTCGTCACCTGCGTTCTTTTCAAACGTGTCGAACGCCCAGCCAAAGCCCTCCGGGGTGGTGGCCGCATAGAACTGCTGCACGTTGCCAGCCCTCAAACGGGCAAGGGCCATGCGCATTGCTTGCGTGGCAACAGATTTACTGGCTGTGTCTGCCTCGTCAAAACCAACGGCGCAGAGGTTCTGCCCACGGATGCGGTTTGCCGTCTCCATTGTGCGCAGAAGAATTGTGTGACTCCCTTCTTTGAAGTGAAGCCGGTACTCAGGCAAAGGGCTTACACGGAAATCATAGGGAATCTCCCATTTCTCCAACAGCTCATCCATGGTGCGCATCAGGATGTCCCGCAACATCGGAGCGATCGGTTCAAACAGGGCAGATACGTGGCCGACATTCAGTGCCGCCATGTGAATGCTTTTGCAGACGAGGCCATAGGTTTTGCCAGCACCAAACCCGCAAACGAGGCCTAACTTGCGATGCTCTGTGTCCTCGCAAAATTTGATCTGATGAGGCAACAAGCCGTGTTGAACGCGCTCTAAAACTTGGGCGACGGTTGGCTTTTTGAATGAATGCAGCTGCTCAATGGGTGCAAGCAGTGGCGAACTGCTCACGATGTCGTCAACCAGACTCATGACATCTCAAACCGCAAGAGCCTCGCCTGCATCTCGATGGCTTTCAACGCGGTGCTGTATTGCCTGCCATTCGTGGCTTTGCGCTGAATGTCCTTGAGAGCGCAGAGCGATTCGTGCAGCCACTCTGGACGCTCCAGCTCAGCATCGAGGCGTTGATGATCGCGGGCTCTCTTGATGTACTCCTCAACCTGCCTTTCGCTGATCTCCCAGGTCTCCGAACCGTATTGAAGGATCTGGGTTCTGCTGTTGCCCTCCAATAAGAGCTTGTAAACGGTATTTATGCGCCCGTCTATTTCTACGTTTGTCGCCTTATTTGCCATGGGCCAAGCTTACACGCGCAAAAAGAATCATGGAAGATCTGAGAATTTGTTGCGCGGGTTGTCCATTGTCTCCTCGTGGCGCTTGGTCTTTCCGTAAACCCACCGATCCACGGATTGCCCGGCCTTGGGGCCACTCGGCGGAAGCTTTGTGACCGTGAAAGACTTCGCGGGTTTCCAGGTTTGTCTCTTCTTGCGGGCCACCGGTTACTTCCGCAGCTGCTCGCAAGCGGCCTGGACACCTAGGCGACAGTCGCGCTCAGTCATCTGATCAAGGGTGCTGGTCATAGAAACCCAAAAGGCACCACCTAGCAAAGCCAGCAGGCTGCAGGTGAAAAGCGGTGCCATCCAGCAAGGGAAGGATTGTGATCGGTAAAGCCTGTTCATTGGTTTGAAGGGAAAGAAGGGGAAATGTGGGGGCAGAGCCCCCGTAAGCATCAGGCGGCGACCCAGCCCTGACTAAGGAGATCGCGCCAGAGGTTGCGGCTGTTGCCGATGAAATGGCGGTGGCTGGTTTGCTGTTGCATCCGGCCGGTGTTGAGGCTTGTCTGCCAGCGGCAGACCTCAACGGCCCGGTGATTGTTTGCGTCTGTGCTGTGGACGGTGAAGCGAACCTCAGCAGTGGTGAGTTCGGTGATTTGCTTGGTGAGGGTGTGAGTCATGGGGTGCCTGTCTGAACTTCTAAATTGTAGCACAAAAAGGTAGGGGTGCAACTAGAGGATCTCGATGGTGTAGTCCAGCCCGTACCGCCGCGCCTCTGCAATCGCGTGCTCCAGGTCTTCACGGTCCAGGCAATCAGTGTCACCGTCGTCGGTAAGTAGGCGGAACTGAATCAGCTCTGCCTGCTCTCGCTCTTGGGCTGCGGCGAGGTCCTCTAGGTACTCTCGCCGCTCATGCTCCAACAGGCTGTAGTTGTGGAAGTCCATCTCAGAACTGGGCAGCAAGGCCGGTGGCCAGGTGCTTAAAGAAGTGGTGGAAGTCGCCATTGGCGAAGTCCAGCTGTTGCAGGATGCGGACCACGCCCTGACGCTCTTGGCCTTGGGTGCTGAGGATGCGGTCAATCACGACATCGGTAGTGATGATGTGGCTGTCGCCTGTAGTGGGGCTGACCACCTCGTAGGTGCGGATGTCGAAGTCTTTTTCAGTGAAGAAGGTTTGGAGGTTCATGGGGGGTGCCCGTTTCAATGATCAAATTGTAGCACAAACTAAGGGGAGTGCAACGCGGGCACAAAAAAGGGGCCATCAGGCCCCAGGGTTCAATCTTTGGTGATTCGTTCCAGCATGATCAGCAGTACAGGCCAGCCAGCTTCATTTGAGTGTTGGCGGCTTCCAGCTCTTTGACCATCTCAGCAGCTTCGGGGGTGTTGCGCTTCGAGAAAGTCTCGATCATCTTCTCGTTCTGCTTGATGACGTAAGCGAGTTCGAAGTTTGTCATGGGTGGGGGTGTTTGTTTGACTCCTAAATTGTAGCACAAACAATCAGTGACGTCGATAGGTCGGTCCACGACGTACTGGTTGAACAGCTCCTTCAGACGTTCCATGGGCAGACAAAGCCTCATGGCCTGCTTTGCCACGTTCTCCCTGCCTGTGTAGAGAAGTTCCAGGGTTTCCTGGACTGCTTCCTCTAGCTCTTCAACAGTTCTTGGGCCTTGTATAGGCTCATCCTTTCTAGCCACTGACATTCCGCCCCGCGTAATTCTAACTCATTGAGCAAGCGAACCTGAGGTGCTCCACTGCGGCGAGCCACCACAACCGCTCCCGTTTTGGGTTTGATGCCCGTCAGGTGCTGGAGCCCTAAGGAGTACGCGCCAGCCTGACAGATGTAATTCGCCAGCATCTCTTCACTGCGAGCGTTGACGCTGGTTTTCCAATCAGCGATGCAGAGGGTGCCGTCTAAGTCGATCAGAGCGTCCGCCGTTCCAGCCCAGCCTCGCGGGTCAAACACCGAAAACTCGATTGCGTGGATTGCGGTCACATTGGCCCCGATCCAAGACCGTAAGCCTCGGGCGTAGCCACTGGCGCTCCAGGAGACACGCGGTGCGCCTTGGATTGCCTTACCGATGGCCCAGCTGGTGATCTGCTTGGGGGCACGTTCCAGGCCATCATCTCCGCTCCGCCAGCTGTTCCGTTTGTTGGCAGTTTGTCGAGCCAGCTTTGCTGCTGTTTTGAGGACGTACTCTGCGTGATCGTGCGCCAAAGTCCCGCGCTGGCAAGCAACATCACGCTCCACGGCAGCACCGGGCTTTTTAGTCCAACGATCAAGTGCATCTTTCTGCCATTGAGGTGAAGTCTCTTTGAGTATGTGGGTGACAGAGGCGTAGGTGTTGCCCTCTTCATCTCGGTACACGCGGTGCGGACCGGAGTCGTCACGTTCCAGGGTCCAGCGGCGTAAACCCGCAAGAGCGTTTTGCGTATCAGCGGGCATTGCAGCAGGTTGACTCTTGTGATTAAAAATTAGAAAAAAGGGGGCGCTAGGCCCCCAAGATTACGAAGTTAGTTAACGGCCCAATGGACAAGTGTTTGTCCCTTGTGCTGTTCCAGGTACAGGCGAGAGACCTCCCCACACAACTCGCATCGGTAGTTGAGGCTGATAGTTTCCCCATCCACCGCACTAGCCCGTTCCAGATGTAAGTAAGGGGTGTTTTTGGGACCGCAACGAGGGCAGTCCAAAGCCAAGTCGTCTGGACAATACCCACCAACCTCAGGGATTGAATCAATCTGAATTGACATGGTTCAACCCTTTTTGAAAGGACTGCCGCCGGTCAACATTCGGCTGATGTCAAAACCAGAGGCGCGAGCTTCGGTCCAGGCTTCCTCGATCTGCGCCTGTGAGGCTTTTTTGCGAGGTGCGGGCCGCAAGCTGTACTTGGTTTCCAGGCCCGTACCCTCTTTGCCCATCACAAAATCCCAGTCCATCAACTCTT